CGGGTAATCGGCTGCAACGCCATATTCATCAAGGTATTCTTGAGCGACGAGCTTTGCCCGCTCTGGACTGATGCTTCGATATTCTTTGCCGAAATAGCTCCGTAGAAAGTCGCTGGCATTGCGTCGGGTAAAATCAGGCCATCCCTTTTTCACGGCCTCATGGAAGATTGCGACGATATCAGGCATTCGATGCCTCCTTTGCGCGCAAGAGGGCGATGCAGGCGGCTGTGGCCGTGTTGAAGGCATAGCCCTGTGCGTCTCGCTTAAAATCGCTCGGATGGCGGAACTCTGCGAAGTTGCGACGCAGAATGTAATCCCACCCCGGTAGTTCCCTGTCTGCGAGCGCGATAACAGCATCCGTAGAGCCGGTGAAGGCTGGTGACGATCTGCGACCGATCTTGTGCATTACTTGACCGTTGCGAGCGTACTGAATGACACTGCCGTCTTCTTCGGCCTCGTATTCATATCGCCAGTCTTTCGCTAAGCCATACCCACCGAACGGATCGCTCTCTGCGGATTGAAGTTCGATGAGCCAAATCTCCGCATCCACTTCCCTGTCAGGCGCGTCTAGCTTGGTGAGGCGGGTAATGAGGTCAGAAGTCATTTCGAAATCCTTCCAAGGTAGAAAACAACAGCCGATACGCATACCAACACCATCATATACGGCAGGATTGAAGGCTCTTTCGTTTGTTCATTGGCGATAAGATACTCGATCACCTTCATCTGAACGTCAGGGGCTAAATCCTTCACGGCTTCCCTCCCAGCACGGCGCGGGCTTTGCGCAGATCGCCAATGGTTACGACAATTTGCACGGTATCGGTGTCACGCCATTCCGGCGCGTCCACAGCACGTTCTTTGGCGTGATCGGCAAACGGTTCCAGCGCCTCACGTGCAGCCGCGAGCTTGGCTTCGAGGGCTTTCACCACAGATTGACGAACCCACATTTCTCCGTCACGAGATTGTACGTTCTCCAACTCCTTAATCCGCGCATCCATCGCCGCGTTGTCATTGACCAGTTCTGTTTCATGATCTTTGATACGGGTTAGGTCATGGATGAGCGCCGCGTTGTCGGCTTCGGCCTTCTCGGCGCGTTCCAAGAGCTTTGCTGCCGACTTCTGCATGGTCAGGAAGTTTTCACGGGCAGCATCGCGGTTGCGCTCGGCAATCTCTTTCTCCGCCCGTTCCACCTCAAGCTTGGCTTCAAGCCTTTTGACTTCCTCGCTATCGAAATCGATCAAGGATTGAATAAGCTTGTCCTTCGCCGCCAATAGCTTCTCAGCCTGCGATCGGAGACAGAGCAAATCGCCCGGTTTCAATTGACCGCTCGACATGTGACCGGCAAATGCTGCAACGCTTTCCCTGACGGTCGAAACTTCGCCCACCGTCTCCAGTCCCGTATCTGTAGTGGCGGGCGCGGGGCGGGTGTTCTCTAGACGCTCCGCATCTTCGTCCAAACACGTATTGCAAAGTCCGCTCGCATTGCGAGGTACGGAACCGCAACGAATGCAAGACCCATCAGATGGAAAATCGTCCTCATCATCTGATGAACATATATTCCATTTCTCAACTATGCTGCCATCAGCCGAACCGTCACCAAAGCCAAACATCGGGCAATCTGTCTTGTCTGCATGGATGATGGCATCCGTATCACCTTCGGACGGCCATAAGGCTTCACGTAGCATCATGGGTTTCCCGCAAAACGGGCACAGCTTCAGTTCACTCGCCATGACGGTCGCCTCCTGATGGGTGGGCATTTGTTACCAATGCTGGGTGTAAATTCATTTTTGGGGTGGGATTGGTAACAGTCCGCTTTTGTGCCATGACGAAATCACCCCACTGGCTGGCAATTGCAGCGGCGTGACCTGGCGTGAACTTGGATCGAGCCATGCGGCGCTCTTCCGGGTCCGAAGTCGGAGCCATCTTGAACACTTCCTCACGGGCTGTAGAGCCGTCGAGCGTGCCGGTTCTGCGAAGGGGAGGTAAACCGCCCTTCGTCCACCAGCATGTGGCCTTTTTCACATTATCCGGCCCGTTTTCATCCGTCCCGAACCACCATGGCTGTACGGTCTGATTTGGCTTGCCGATCATAAGTTGCGCATATCCAAGCATGACAGGGTTTTCCCATGCGGCGAACCTCACCGGGCAAGTTTGCATATGGTGCCAGAATGCCCACGCATCGCGACCCATCTTCAGCCAGCGGTCTTCGTTCAGGCCGCCGTTCTTGCTCATGTTCAGATAGATGTGCTTGGCACCGGAATTAGCCATGAAGGTGCATGTCCGATGGAAGATGGCCAAATCCCAGCCATCATTTTCCACGTCTGCCCAGTCGCCCTGATAATGAGGCCCAGGAACGGTAGTGGGCGAGAAATCGCAAGACATGGCATTGTGGCCAAGAGCTAGGAAGGCATCACGGATAGTGCCCGAATACTCGCCGCCGATAAGCACGTTGAGCTTGCTCATTCCGCGCCCTCCGATGGTGCAGAGGGGATAGTACGGCGGTAGGTGCGAGCTTCGACTATCTCGATTTTACCATCCTGCGAATAGACGGCGGCGTAATGCTTTGCATCGTTGAGATCGGTCGAACCAGCAACCCATTCTCCGTTGCAGATCACTTCATAATCGACTTCATATTCTCCTGTCGGCCAACCATCCCCCTCGACCTTACCGGCGTCGGCATGGTCCGGGGAGGATAGGGCGCAAATCTTGGTGCGCAGCCAGTGCATGGTGTTGCCGATGCCGCAAAGCTCTCTGTAAAGCTCTGTCTTGCAATCAGCGTCTTCTGCACCCTCAAGCTCATTATTGAGGAAAGCCGAACCGCTCCACGCCCAAACCTTCCGCTCAACCTCGTCCACTTCACGGAGGATTTCCTCCAACGCCAGCTCACGCGCTGCTGATGGCTCAAGCGCGGAGAGGATGCGAGCCTCAAAGTCGGCCTGTGCGGCGGCTTTGGCTTCATCCAGTGTGCCAAACTCACCTTCTGGAATGCCATACGGGTAGTCGTAGAACGTAAATGACCAAGTGTCTTCGGCGTTTTCCTGGACGGTATACATTCCGAACGGCGTCTTCGCGCACCAGTCTTCGTCCCACTCCAGCTTCTTCACTGCCCCTTGCACGGGGAGGAAGGGGAGAGCGGCCTCGATGATTTCTACTGCTTCCGCTTTTGAAAGGTAAGGTCCGGAAACAGGTACTCCGACAACAGCCTTCACGGCTTCTTCCTGTAGGGTGGTCATGGCTGGACCTCCGGCGCGATAAATTCTTCGTTCCGGGTATCGGTGAAGCGCCATGTCGTGAATTTCAGGCCGTGCTTTTCCTGCCAAGCATTAACGGTGGCCTTAAGCATAGCGCGCAGGTCTTTTTGCTGTTCGCCGGACACGTCGAACGTGAGATGTTCGCCATATTCGTCACCTAAATCGGCAACGCATTCCTCAGCATGTTCAAGAAGCGTCTCGACAAAATCTCTTGATATATACGACGATAGCTTGAGCGGTTCCTTGTAAGCCTCGGTCACATAGACGTCCACGTCATCACCATATTGGCCGCGCACTTCTTCAATTGCTTCTTCGCGAGTATCGAACGGCCCGAACGAATAGCTTTCGTTATTGTCGCCGGAATACCATTTCCAGTTTTTCTCGGTCATGCTCGCGCACCTTCGCTAACAGGGCGACCGAATATGTCGCGCTTACGGGGAGGGAGGGGCTTGGAAAGGGCCTTGGAAGGTTTAGCAGCCTTGGCAAAGCCAGCAGACTTGATTGCACCCTTGGGCCGGACAATGCCTTTTGCCTTATCGCTCTGGCGCTTCGTCTTGGCGGCGCGAGGTGTGTCGAGCTGCGTTGTTTTCCAACGGTGACAGCGTAGGCACACAGCCTTGCAATTACCGATGCTGTTATCACCGCCATTCGATGCGGCAAGTTCATGGTCGAACTCGACGCCATTGCTAAGCGGGATCGAGCAACGCTGTCCTTCTTCCAAGCCATAGAGTGGGCCTGATGCTTCGCAGCGCATCTGCGAGCGTTCGAGGGCGTCCCGCTTTGTTTTCTTGCTGAATTCAAGCCGTGCCATCACTGCCCCCAATCCAGAGAGCCGTTGCGGTAGGAAATACCGCGCTCAACTGCGATGATGGTTGCCATGACGCTGCGAAGTTCAGCTTCGAAATGGCTGTACCGCTTCTTCTGCTTCTTCGCCTTTACGATTTCAGCCTTGAGGGCTTCGGCCTTGCGGTGAGGGCTTGGAAGCGGATCGATATAGCGTTCCCAGAAGGTGCGGAACTTGGATGCGATGAAGTGAATAATCATGCTGCGTCCTCCAAGAAGGCCAAAGGGTCATAGCCTATCGCTTCGGAAAGCTTTGCCATTGCCAGTTCCATGTACGTGCAAAACTCTTCATGGTTCATGGCGTCAAAGGACGTGCTGTCCGTTGCGATGTAGGATGATCCGTCGAGGTTGTAACGAATTTCGACATATCCGCAGGCACGCTTGAGAGCGTCATGAAGCTTCTCAGCGGTCGGCCACTTGCCTGTTGCCTTGACTACTTCGCTTAGCGCTTTCCAGTAGGTGCGATGCTGCGGAAGGGACCGCTTTGTCAGCGATGCCAGGTTGAACTCAGTTCCAAGTGGCGCAGCCAGAAGCATTTCAGCATCGAAGCTGGAAACAGGCTGCAGACCACGCGGCGTCTTGCGAACGATGATGAGAGACTTTTCTTTCTTCGCCATCATCGAAACTCCGGCGCGAATGGGATCTCGTCGTCCAGATCATTAGAAAAGTTTGCGGGCTGACCTGCATGTCGTGATTGCGCCGGCTCTGGTCGCTCATCTCGCTTCGGAGCGTCAAAATCGATGTGATCTACGCGGATCGTCAGGTAGGTCTTTCCGTCTTGCTCGCGCTTGCTGAACTCGCCGGAAGCCGAAACCTTGGTTCCCTTGCGCAGATACTGCTCAAGGCTCTCGCCGCGCTTGCCCCAGACAGAAGCATCGAACCAGATCGTGCTTTTGTTCTGGCCGTAACCTTCATCGACGGCGACCGTGAAGCCTAGGACCGCATCACCATTCTGAGTGCGACGGAGAACAGCGTCTTTGCCAATGCGGCCTGTGATATTGATGATCTTCATGATTAAGCCGCCTTCTGTTCTTCGGGGAGAGTGTTGCCGTAATCGGTCAGGGCCTGCTTCAAGTTGGCCTGCCAGTCAGTCGGCAGCTTGCGGCGCAGGGCTTCACATTCAGGATCGCGCCACCAACGGCCCAGATCGGCGCGGGTTGTGTTCTGGCGCATGTCTTTTTCGAGGGCTGCATAAGTTGCGCGGGCTTCGTCGTTCTTCGGCGCTGGCTTGTTTGCCTGCTCGTCCTGACGAAACGCGTCGCGCAGCTCGGCTACATATTTCTGATCGTCCCAACGACCAAGGAAGATGTTTGCGGCGACACCAAGATGCGAAGCGGCCTTGATGATCGCGTCTGTGAGGCTCTTTTTCGGAGCATCTTCATCCGACATCATGCCGTTGCGCGTCTTCATTAGCGCCTTGGTCTGACCATATTCCTCATAGTAATTCGAGCGGGCGGTGTGCCAAAAGCGAATACGGCACCAGTGAAGGATTTCATCGCCAAGAGGAGTGAAATCTTCTGTAAGCACTTCCCAACCGAACCCCTGACCGACAGGGCCAAACATTTCAGTCAGACACTTGATGACGTATTGAGGGTTGGGTGACGTTCCCTTGTACGCTTTGCCGGTGATGTCCTTCGTGTACTTGGGATCAATATCCGCGTGGGCGTCCCACAGATCGAGATTGCTCATCACTTGCTCCTGATCATGAGAGAATGAACACCAATGGTCAGATGCGCGCCGGGGAGTTCGTTCCCTGCTTCAAGCGCTTCCTTGATGGCTTTCATGTCTGGTTTCTTTTCGAGGCGGTAAAAGCCTTGAGGAATGGCTTCAAGGTCCGTCACTTCGGCTTTGACGCGAGGATTAAGAACGCTGTAGGTCGCAAATGGCGTGACCAGCTTTTCAACGTCTGCCGCATTGAGAATGGCGAGGGAGAGGGTCTTGTAGCCGTCTGCCTGCTTCTCGAAGCGCTTCTGGCGTTCGGCGGCGTCATCCTTCTCAGACTTGGCACCTTCTGCCAGAGCTTCGGCCTTACGCATCCGGCGATAGACACGGCGCAGGAATTCAATCGCGCTCGTTTCTCCATCAATCATATCGACGCGCAGTTCTTCGTCGTCTGCCAGTTCCGGGTTGTCGGAAACCAGCTCGGAAATCTGGGCTTCGATAGAGGCAAGATCAGCCTTGAGATAACGTTCGCTCATGACGCGCGCCTTTCCTGGCGGGCGATTTCAATGTTGCCCCAAGCTTTCGCTCGATATTCCCAGTAGTAATCCCACCATTTGCGGGCGAGGGGGGCGCATTTAGCTGCCTCATTCT